TGGAGGTTGCTTTCGGGGTGTGCTATCGGGCCGCGCTCGCGTATGAGCCATTTCCTTGCCGTCTGCGCGTCGCAAACGGTCGGGGCGGGGGTTTTCTTGTCTTTCGTGTTCATCGCGCTCAAATCAAAGGAAACGGGGCATCAGTAGGTGTTTATTGCTTTCATCGCAGCCTCCCATCCTGCGAGGAAGGCTTCATATAGGGCAATCCCGTTGGACTGACCCTTCATTTCCGTGCGCATACGGTCGGAGTACTCCTTCGCCATTTGCTGCGCCGTGGTGACGCGGTCGCCCTTTTCCTCCACCTTCACGACTACCTCCCCGTCCTTCTTCGTGAACGAGAGCTCGATGTCTTTCGTCAGCGGGATGTCACCGCTGGAAACCTGCATCATCAGCAGGCGGGCCTGTTTGATTAGTCCGTTAAGTGTCATTTTGTCAAGTGTCATATTGTTTCCGCTGGTATTGTGGGGCACGGCATCCAGTAGCGCACGAAGGGAGTGTCCCAGCCGTTGTAGTCTACCGCCTGCTCCTTGTCAACGATATGCCCGAAGGCGATACGGGGTACGCGCAGCGCGTAGGTCAGCACGATAACCTCGACGCCCATTTCGGGCAGTTCATCCTTTACACTTATCCATTTCATTTTCAGTCCTCCTTGAAGTATTCGTAGGCTGCGTAGCCTATTGCCACGGCAGCTGCCGTAATAATCAATCCGAGGAAGATCCCGACGAGTAAAGGGTTCCCCGTTTCCACCATAACGCAGCCGGTTGCCGTGATTGCAGCAACGATAAGCACGACTGCGATAGCTTTCAAAAGCGCTTTCTTATCCATAATTCATTGGTTTTTATAAATTAATCCGAGCAGGCGGGGATTACCGCAGGCGTTGGAAAGTATCTATCACACTCAAAACCTTAATTAAAAATTTGTAGTTATTGGTGCCCTTGGGTTCCCCTGCCTCCCGGAAGTTCTCACTTCTTGCCCTTTGCCTCCAGCAGCGCGGAGAAGGCCTCGTACAGCGCGTCGCGCATCAGCCGCTGCGGTTCCTGGCTCCCGATAACGGCACCGCCCTTGATAGGCTCGTACCAGCTCGCAAAGCCCCTCGGCGTCCTGGCGAATTGCAGGCGGTACACATCCCCGCCCACAACCGCGATAGCCGGCATAACCCCTTCGAGCAGTTCGTTCACCCGCAGGGTGTTGATGTTCTCCGTGCGGAAGCCGTAGCCCGTTTCGCGCCAGTTCACCAGCTCCCACCTGCGCGGCCCGCCCTTCGTCAGCCGCCGCTGCCACTTCACCGTGGCATTGGCTCCCGGCTGCCAGCCGAGCTCGCGCAAGTGTAGCATCTGCTTCGGGGTGAGCACCCCTTCCTGCCTTTCGTGTATCATAGTCAGAAGGGCAGGTCAGGGAGTTCGTTCTTTGCCCCTTCGGGCGCTGGTGCCGCAGGCGTGACGGGGTTGCCGGGGTTGGTTTCGTCGTGATCCCTCGGAGCGGATATGCGGATGGACAGGAAGGTGCCCCGCTGTCCCTGGCGCAGCCAGCCCGCTATCTCCAGGGGCTGCCCGTCAAGGCCGCAGCCGCGCCCCTTGTAGTCCGGCTGCCTGTCGTTCTCCTTGCGCTCGTTCTTGAACAGGGTGAGCTCGCCCGCTTTGTGTTCGTATGCCATAGTCTTTTGCTTTAATCGGTTTCCAACATTGTCAATTTCTTTTCCGCCTCCTTCCTGTTGATGCCGCGTGCGTCCTGGAGCGAGCGGAATATCGCCTTTATGCCCGCCTCCACCAGCTGCGCGTCGCCTTCGCTGGTGTACCCCTTCACCGTCTGCGGGTGTACCGCAGGCATACGGAAGTTGTAATTGTCCACGATCCAGAACTTCACCTCCAGCATCTTGACGGACTCGCGTACGCGCTTGATGCTGTCCGCGACCTGCTGCGCCTCCTGACGGGAGCCGAAGTAGTTGCACTTGTACCACCGCGCCACGTCGCTCGGATGTCCGCAGTCTTTCGTGTAGCGCACCTCCGGGGCTTTGCTCGCCACGTCGGTGATGAAATAGTATTCTTCCAGTCTTTCCATGTTGTCAAAAGTTAAGGGTGAGCTGTTCGTAGGGTTTCCCTGCCTGTGCGTTCACGAAGGCGCGGAGGGCTTTCTGCCCCTCGAAGATGGCGATGGCCTTGCTCCGTTCTGCGCGGAGGGCCTGCAACGCCGCTTCGTAGTCGCGGGGGCTGGTTGCGATCCTGTACCCCTTTCCGTGGCCGGATGCGATGACGGGGTATGTGCGTTTCACGCGTGCCACCCACTCGCGGGCCTGCCTGTCGCCCACGCCGAGCAGCGTGCAGAGTTGTGCGCGGGTGATGGTGCGCTGCTTCATTATGTCGATTATGTCGAGTTCGCTGGTTGTAAATCTTGTTTCCATAGTGCTGCTATTTGAATGTTACGGAATGGCTTTCGCCCATCGCTGCGCCTTCGATGCTTTCGCCGGCCTGCAAACGGGCTTTAATCGCGGTCTTGTCCGCCTCCACGGTCACGCGGGCCAGCCCTTCCAGCTGCGCCGCGAGCGCCCGTATGTCCTTCTCGTAGGGGAAAAGCAGCAGCCCTTCGTCCACCTCTACGGGGTGGCTGGTCGTGAGCCTTGCGTAGTGCAGTCCATCCTTCCCGTCCACCTTGCCGGCTCCGGCGCTTTCCATGTAGTCCACCATCCGCCCCTTCACCGCGTCCATGTAGGCGGCGTTCGCTTTCCTGCGGGCTTGCAGGCGCTTGATCTCGGCGGCGATGGCTTCATCCAGGGCCTTCGCGTCCGCGAGGCTCTTGTAGTAGTAGTCCACCTTCTCGGCGGCGTTGGCGGCGTTCACCTCCAGCTGCGCCAGCTGTTCGGGGGTGATTTCTCCCCCCTGTTCCTCGATGGCGAGGCGCAGGGCCTCGGCTTCTTGTGATAGTTCGTAAATGTTCATTTTTTGTAAAAATTTATAGGGTTGTATGTGTGTTTTCTATCGGCGGAGCGGCGGGCCTTATCGCGGCAGTCCGTTTGCTTGCCTTCGGGGGCGGCTCCAGACAAAATTTAAGTTATGCCCCTTCCGGCGTTGCCGTGTGTTTCCCTGCCCTCCGCCATTTTGTCAATACTCCGTAAAGTGTCCGACGAGTGCTTCGATGGCGGTGTCGGGGATGGCTTCGGCAGGCCGTTGCCTGCGTGCCTTTGCCTTCCTGTCCGCTTCGTGGCCCTCGCCCTTGATGTAGTTAATAATTGCCTTGTAGAGTGTTTCCGCGCTTATCCTTCCGTACATATCGGCGGTGAGTGCGCCCACCATGATCGCGTGCGCAATCTCCACCCAGGAAAGGGAGCGCGTGCCGTAGTCGTTCTGCGTCAGCAGCGCATTGAGCAGGCACACGGCGGTGAGCTTCACATCTTCCTCCGGCATCGTCTGCCCTTTGAGTGTGCAGCAGCCGATGACGAGGTTACACAGCCTGCCGAGGCTTTCCTCCCGGAGCGTGTTGCAAATACGGGGGAAGCGTGTCGGGTTAGCCCTCACTTCAACGAGGTCAACGCCCACGCTCTCGGTGAGCATTTGCTGGCCGGAGGGTATGGCGGAGTTTATGATAATATCAGTTCCCATTGAATTTCTTATACATTTCTGCGGCCCAACTTGCGACGGACTGATCCCCCGACCTGCTGCCCCTGCGCTCCCTTGCCTGCTGCTCGTGCAGGCGGTCAACGCACCAGCTTCGGATGGCGAGGTAGTCCGACTTGTATTTCTTTCCCGTGCTGCCCTTGTAGTTGTTCAGGATGTCGAGCAACCTGTCCGCGTCGGCCTTGCCGAAATCGGCAACCAGCTTCGCGTATTCTTCCTCCTTCAAACTGACAAATTCACGGAAGGGGGTAAGGGGGTTAGTAGATGTTTTTATTATAGATTTATTATCTATATCTTTATTATTATCTAAAAATTTTTGAGTACCCCCCTCTAAAAATTTTTGAGTACCCCTCTCAAAATTTTTTAGTACCTCTAAAATTTTTTGAGTAGGTCGGTAGGAGCAAGTTTTCACGCCGTTGCTGATGCTCTCGGTCTTATCCACATAGCCGCGTTCCTGCAATTTTTTAAGCACGGTTACGGCGGTCTGCACCGTCACCCCCAACATATCCGCAGTGGTGGCAAGGCTGCCGAAGTAGCAGCCCTGCCCGTCCTGCGAGTAGGAGTAGACGAGGGCGAAGGCGTTGAGCTCGTTACCGCTCAACCCCAGCGCCGTCCGCATCCATCGGAAAACTATGTAGTAGTTCCAGTCCATTACTGCATAGCCGCTGTGTAGTCGTTCACATCCTTGCGGAACAAGCCGATGGCTATATCGTCCGCGCCGCACGCTTCACGGAAGCCCTTTTCCACCTCGCTCTGGCTGCGCAGTCCCACGGCCACGTTACGCACGTAGGTGTTGTACTGCTCCCTGCTCAACCCTTTCACCCCTTCGGGAAGGGAGAACACGGTCGGCTTCTTCGCGGCCTTCTGCGGGGCTTTCTTGGGCGCTGGTGCGGGTGCTGCTTCGCCCTCCGGGGCGTCCTCCGGCAAGTCCTCGCCCGCGTAGATGTACAGGCCGAGCCCGTGACGGGCGCAGGCTTTCGTGAGTGCCCGCTGGATCGCCTTGTTCACGTCCATGCTCGTAACCTTGTCCACGGGGATGCTGACGTTGCGGTAGTCCATGATAGGGAGCCATTCGGGGTGCTCCAGCCCGTTGATGGTAACGGATGCCTTCACCATAGCGGTGTGCCCGTCGGTGAAGTACGGCAGGCCGAGCTCCGGGTTCTCGTAGACGGTGTAGAAGGCGTCGGGGAACTCGTTCTTAACCTTCGCCCAGGCCCACGCCCACGAAAGGTACGTGAGGCCGTTTTTCTTCTCCGTGTGTTCGTTGCAGTTTATCGAGTTAAGCTGCTGGAAGTAGGATTTCTTCGTTTCCATTGTTGTAGTGGTTTATAGGTGTCTTTCCAAATAATCGTCGGCGTAGTCATCGAGGGCGCGTTCGTACGCTTCGAGGTCGCGCTCGTATTCTTCCTCGGTGTCGTAGTCCTCCTCCTGGGGGCGGTGGTATCTCCAGCTCATAGTGTCTTGCTGTTGTGGTGTTCTTCGTATGTTTCGGCGGGGACGGTGGTATCTTCGCCCGCGTCCAGCCGCTCGAAATACTCGCGGTAGTTCGTCATCCTGCCCGTGCTGGCTGCCAGCTTGTCGAGGGCGGTTGCAAAGTTCTTGAAGGGGTCGTAGCACATCGTCAGGCCCTCCACGCTTTAAGGATGTAACCGGCGGCTACGAGGTAGGCGAGAGCGCCTGCCTTCACGCCCCAGAAATACGCGCCCGAAACTTCGGGAGCCTTCTCGCCGACAAGGAGAAGCAGGGCGAGTGCTGCAAGGATGCCGATAACGGCTTTAAGTACCTTTTTCATTGTAGTGTGTGTTAAAGGGTTGTACATAGGTTGTCAATTCTCTGCAAGGTCGGAGAGCATCGCGTTCGTGGCTGCGCGTTGCGTTTCGATGTAGGCGGTTATGTCGCCAATCCTCCAGCGCTTCTGCGCGTGCTTCGACCTCCCGACGTGTATAGGCTGGATCTCGCCGGAAGCGGCCCCGATGGTGAATAGGTCGCCGAAGCGCCTGCGGGCCTCGTTCGTGCTGACGAAGCCGGAGCGCACCCCGCTTTCCTCCACACCCGAAAGGACTGCGGCGCGGAGCAGGCCCTGCAAGTCGCGTCCCGTCAGTGTAATTTTTTTGTCCAGAATGTCCATTTTTTTATTACTTTGCGAGTGTTTAATATTGTTTACAATGCAAATATAAATAAAATTTTGAGAAATTATACACTTTGAACAAAAAAAATATAAACTTTCTGCAAAATGGCATCGAAAGAGGAACTTGAAACCCTTTACCGCACCCTCTACGGGCGCGGGGTCATTCACTCAAAAAAAGACCTGGCCGAAAAACTCGGCATGAACCCCCACTCCGTACAAAGCGCGTTCAGCGTCGGGGAGCCTTACCTGAACGACAAACTATTGAAACGCATCCGCGACACCTTCCCGGAGCTGCAACAGCAGCCGGAGGAAACGTTCTCGAAGGACATGGTGCAGCGGCTGCTGACTACGATAGAAAGCCAGCAGCGCACCATCGAAATGCTCGTTTCCGGGCGCATTGTAACTGCCCCCACCCAGTCCGAAACCAAAAAAAGTATAGGAGTTGAAAATTATGGAAGATAAGCTCGAAACGCTCAACCGCTATTGGCGCTACCTCTACGGGCGCGGCGAAGTTACCACACGCAAGGAACTCGCGGAGCGCGTCGGCGTTTCCGAACACACGATCTGCCAAGCCTTCGCCGGCGGACGCTACCTCTCGAACAAGCTCCTGCCCCGCATCGTGCAGGCGTTCCCCTCCCTCCGGGCCATCGAAGCCCAGGGGCCTGGCGACACCGTCACCCTCCCAGCCGACGAGTACCGCTCCCTCCTTCGCACCATCGAGAACCTGTCCGCAGCCGTGGCGAAGTATGCAGCGCAGGAATAAACGCAGGGAGAGGGCCGCAGCACCGCCGCCGCCCCCTCCACGGATGCTCATATATGTGCTTCACGCCTCCGGCCAGACGAACAAGGCCAAGACGGATTTATTGGCGTTGTTGATTATATCCCAGTCGCGGTCTATGTAGATGTCCGCTATGGCGAAGTCGCCCTTGTGTGCGAGCCCTTCGTCCACCGTCGCCTTCTCCACGCCGCTGCGCCGCGCCAGCGTCGCCCAGGTGTGCCGCGCCGCGCCCATGCTGAACCGCTCCAGCCCGCGGCTGTCCGCGTAGGCTTGCAGGTGCTCCCATATCTCGCTCTTGTTCGCGAGTGGCCGCAGCAGCATCCGCCCCGTCGGATCGCCCAGCCGCCGCAGGTACGGCGCCGCCTCTGCGGGCACCCGTACGTGCATCTCCGCCCTGTCCGCCCGGTGGTTCCGCGTCTTCTTGCGGTGGTACACGAACCACCCGTCCTTCGGTGCCGGCGCTTCCCGCAGGTCGGCCTCGTTCATCCCCATAAGGCAGAACGAAAGGAGGAACAGGTCGAGGCTCCGGCGCTGCGCCCACGGCAGGCCGTCCCCCTCGTTGATGAGCGCCTGCATTTCCGCCACGGTGAACGCCCGCTGCCCGTGGCTCGGCTCCGGCTTCACCTTCACGCGGGCGAAGGGATCGCGCGGTATGCGTATCACCCCCGCGTCCTCGTCGTTGTACTTCCTCCGTGCCATCCCGTACAGGGCCGCGAGCTTCGACAGGTACGCCCTCTGCGTGTTCGCCCCCACGCCCTTCGCTCCCTCCAGCCACGCCTCCAGCATCGCCGCCGTTATCTCGTTCACGTCCACCCGTTCCCGGTACCTGCGGAACGAAGCGAGGGCGGCACGGTACCCGCGTATCGTCCCCGGCTCCCGCTTCAAGGTCGGCAGCACCGCGTCCGCCCAGTCGAAGAAGTCCAGGCGGAACTCCGCACCCCGCGCCTGCTCCCGCCGGATGTACGCCGCTATCTCTTCCGCGTCCATCGCGTCGAGGGTGAAGGGCGGGATGCCTGCCACCGCGTCCCACATCCCGCGCACCACCGCAGCGGCACGCGCCGCCGCCACGGGGTTCTTGATGTTCAGGCTCCGCGTGAGGTCTGCGGGCCGCACCGTCACGGACGTGGGCACGTAGATGCTCCTTCGGTGCTGCGTTATGCGTATCTTGACGTTATAGCTCCCGTCCTGCCTGCGCTGGTGGGAATGTACCACTGCCTTGAAAGTTACCATTGTAGTAGAAGTTGAACAACATACGAACAACAAAAGTAGGATATTTCGTTTTGATTTCAAAATCGAAAGGGCGCAGGCATCCGCGCCCAGATGCCTGAAAGGGCCTTCTCGCGCCTGCGCGGGCGCGATTACCCGATTTTTACCCCCAAAAAGTAGGAATACGGGGGTATCGTGGTGAGTGTTAAGGGGTTGCGGTTTTTCCCTCCGGGCGGTTGAACAACATCCGAACAACAACTGCACAAAAGAAGGCCGGAACCATCCCTGGCTCCGGCCCCCCGTGTAACCCTATAAACTTGTTACACTACTACAATGTTCGGCAAAGGTAGCGATTTTTTCCGAATATCCAAACGGGGGAATGCAAAACCTCCACACCGACACTATTTCTTGCTGCGTGCCTCCTTTGCGAGTTGTAGGGCCTTATCTACGTCTACAGTGATTTTCCGGCCGCACTGATACACGGCTCCGGCTATAATCCCGTCCTTGTATCGTTGTGCGGTGACGTGTGAACAATGGAAAAGGTCTTGAATACCCTTAAGCCCGTAAACATATCGGCGACCATCTGGTACGTCAGGCGTTGCCGGCTCCGATACGGAGTTCGTACTAATCATGCCGATCTCGGCCAGGAGCTCGACAAACTGCTCCACCGTCAGTGCTGCGATTGGGGTTGAAGTAGAAATATTCATAATGACAAAATTTTAGTAAACAATAGAGCGCACCAGCTCGGAGTCGCCCAGCGCTACGAAGGTACACAAAACACAAAGGCAATATACACGATAGATACGGTATTTACCGATAAACCTATACCACAAAAAACACGTACCCTTTTATCGGGTGCGGTAGTGTGCGGTAATCCGTACGGTGAAACCTCAAGCGAACGGCCTCCGGCGCTACCGTAGTGCGGTGGGCGTACGGTAATTCGTACGGTAATTGGGATTGATTGTTTTGCAGTTTTTGCAAGTCTACCAATCCCAAAAAAAAAGGGGCCGATTGTTTTGCGGTTTCCCGCTTTTTATCGGCCCCTTCTTCGTGTGTGTGCTGCGCGTCACCCTTCCGGGTGCTGGTACCTGTACAGCCTTTCGACTGCTTCCTCGAAGAACCGCGCCCCGATCTTTCCCTCCTTCCGCAGCTGGCGGTACTTCTCCGCCACGGTCGGGTGCAGGAAGATTGTCAGCCGTTCCCGTTTGTCCGCTCCGATGGAGGGGCGGCCTGCGCCCTTCCGCGCCCCGCCCCTGCGTTCAATTTTTTTTGTTTCCATATTTTTAATCTTCATACCCGCAAGGGGTGTCAAGGTCTACAAATCCTTCACGGGTGGCGAGGAAGTTCGTGCCGTGGATGAAGTAGGTGTTCGTGGCTACGTTGAGTTCGTCGTCGTCTTCGTAGTCCCATTCCAGATTGTCAAGTACCCGCTGGAGGTAGTCTTTGAGTTCTTTTACGGTTTTCATTGTAGCAGTTGTTTATAGGTGTTTTTTAGTCAAGGATGCAGGTGCAGTCGGCGATGCAGATATTGTGTTTGGAGCGGCGGTTCGTAACTTCAAGGAAGCAGTAGCACTTGTGCGAGCGGTCGTAGATGCGGATGTAGCTCCGTCCCTGCTTCGCGTTTTCGTACTTACTGAAATAGGCCCACTCCTGGAAGTACCTACCTTCGCCCTCGTAGTCCTTGCCGTCCCATCCGAGGGTGGTTGCGAATACTTTGTGCCCGGTAATGTTAAAGAAACCCGACCCGTAGGTCATCTTGTTGGTGTTGAAATTCGTTTTCATTGTAGTAGTGTGTTTTGTTTTCGATGCAAATATAAATCTAATTTTTTAATTGTGCAAACTTTTTTCAAAAAAAATGTAAAGAAAATGTATCTTTTTTGTCCGGGCGACGAAAACGCCCCCGCATCTCACGACGCAGGGGCACCATCTCAACCATTCTATTATGCTCAACCCCGCAGAGGTAGAACGCGCTGCGGGCCGCGTATGTCAAAACCGAATTAAATTATACGAGATGCCCACGCCCACGTACGGCTCCGGCCCTCCGAGCCGGCTGGCTCCCCAGCCCGCCTGGAACCCGATGCCTACCTTCGTCGGCCTGCGCTTCTCCCGCTCCTTCACCGTCACCACCACCGTCTTGGGGTACACGGCGAGGCTGTCGATCCCTGCTCGGTATCCGTGGTACCATACGTCGGCATCCTCGTAGTGCTCCCGCCTGTGCTCGATGGGAACCTCCACCCGGACGGTATCGTGCTGGAGGTCGTAGAGCACCACCGTGTCGGTGGTCGTGTGGAAGATATGTACATACTTTATGTCCGTTTTCGTGTATACCAGCGTGTCCCGTATCACCAGCGTGTCGATTTGCACCGTTTCCGTCGGTTTGGGGCGCTTATGGAACACCAGCGGGTAAGTTGCCCACCCTGCGGCTATAAGGGCCGCAGAAGCCAAAAGAACGAGCGCTGCGCGTTTCATTCTATCGTAATCGTTATGTCTTCGCCCCTGCGGTGCGCCGGCATGAGGTAGTTATCCATCAGGTCGTAGTAGTACTTCGTGGCGGAGCTTATCCATCCGACCTTGTCGTTCTTCCCCACGCCGATGCAGCCGAGGCTGTCTTCCGCGCAGTTCAGCGGGTGGATGCGCACCCCCTCGAAGCCGGGCACGTCCATAACCTGCGGGACAAGGCCCCGGTACTTATAGCCCCACGTCCGCGTGGCGAACTTCGCCGAGTACGTCAGCTTCACAACGTAGCTCCCCTTCGGTATGGCCGTCTGGCCCCAAATCTTCCGGCGCTGGATCTCCGCAAGGGGCATGGTCTGCCACAGGCCCCTGTCCGCATCCTCCATGCTGTTGCCGAAGAAGGCCGTGCCGACGTAGAAGCGGCCCACCGTGTAGGCGGCCTTCGGCCACTTCCGTATGACTTTCAGGTTAAGCACGGTTCTGCAATACTTTTATCTGCGCCCGGAGTTCGGCGATGTCCTCGGTGTTCCGCTCAATCTGCGCCTTCAACTTCTCGTTTTCGAGCTTGAGTTCCGTATTTTCGGCCTGCAACTCGTCAATCTTCGCTTCGAGCGATGTGTTCCGCGTGTGCATCTCGCGGTACAGCTCCTGCCATTCTTCGTTCGCGGCCTTCTTGTTCTCGCGCCGCTGTGCGAGCACGGTAGCCAGCCACCCACCGCCGAAGATGACGGTGAGCGCTGACGTTATAATCGTAGTCCAGTCCATAGTGTCAATACTTTAAGTTACCCGGTTAGGGGTTAAAAAAACTATTGTAAGAACTCTGGGAAATCGGCGAGGAAGCGCGTGGCCATCGCCTTTGCGCCGAGTTCGTTGGTGTGGACACCGTCATCCGAAAAACCCGTGTACCACGTCCCGTTATCGTCCGAGGACACGGCGGCATAACCGTCAAGATAACGGAGGCCCGTCGCCTTGACGGCGGCGTTAATGTCGGCCTTCGTTCCCGACGCGGGCCACGGTATAGTCTGAAGGACGAGCGTGATACCCTTGCTTTCGCAAAGGACGGAAAGTTCGTCATAAGCCGCAGACCATTCTGCGAGGGAGTCATTCATACCGCAGCACCAAAGGAGGAATTTCGGCGTACCGTAGGCGAGCATTTTCTTCAATTCTTCCAGCATTACCGCAGATTTCGCCCCGGCAAGGCCGTCAAGAAGGAAGGACTCGACTCCTAGGGTGTCCCATAACTGGACGGGCCATCTCTGGGTGTACCACGAAACGTAACTATCGCCGATGACCCAGATGGGTTTGCGGAACTCTGCACCGGCGGCACGGAATGAGAACGCGGTCAGCGATGTGCCGCTGGATGCCGCGACAAAGGGGATGCCGTAAGCATCGAGGACGCCCAGCGCGTTAAATGTAAAGTTATATGCACCCGCCTTCGTTCCTATCCTTCCTGTCAGTACGCCGTCATCCATATAGGCCGACACGTTGATGAAGTCGGAAATAGTGAGGCCGTGCGCCTGCGTCTGCGCTTTGTGGACGTTCCCTTGATAATAGCGGCAAAGATAGATGTTGGTATCGTCTACCTCCAAAAACGCTCCGTTTGTCGTGTCTTGCCCGACTCCGATGTCAAGCACCTCGAAGGCGGAAATCTTCCCGGATGCGGAGAGGTTGAACTGGTGCTTGAGATACTGCGGGAACGAGCCGATGGTCTTTGTCCCGTTGGCGAGGGTGTCACCGTCCCCTTTTGTTCCAAGACTGCCAGCGAGGGAGAGAGCCGGGTCAAATCTTGGTACGCTTATTTCATCATCGAGTTTATAAGTGACGAAGGGCGTGAAATAGGGTGTATATGCAGGGGTAGAATTTCCGCGCACAATATACAAGGAACTCCCCAGACCGTCCTTTTTGATTGTGACGCGAATATATACATCACCCTCTTGATATGTGTACGCATCCAATCCGCTGGACGAGCCTCTTACATATTGTTTGTCCTTGTCATAGACGGCCCAACCGCCGCTTGCGCCGTAGGGGTTGGAAGCGTTTGATAGTAACCCCGTAGGATCAACGGAGATAAAGTCGGTCGCATACCTGTCGGTAGTGGCACTTGAATCACGATAAACACCGTCCGTGCTTCGTATATATCCAAGTTGGCACGTTGCAGGGTTGAGAAGGTTGATCGGCTCGTGGTTGACTTTCTCGATAAAATCTACCACGTCCTTCGATATTGAACCTGCGGCAAGTTTTTCGGCAGTAACCGCCCCGTTTGCGAGTTTATCCGTCGTGACTGCGCCGTCCGCGATGTTTTCAGATGCCACGGTGTTGTCCTTCAGTTTGTAACTATATGTATCGCCATAAGGGACGTATTGGGGCGGAACATCACTCTGACCGCCAACAACCACCATTTCTATGTCTTTGTCTGCCGGGTCGAGAGTAAAGCGGATATAAGCATCACCATCCTGGAGTGTTACATCGCGTCCGGAGTTGTTTCCATGCGTGTAAACCTTACTGGCGTTATACAATGCCCAGCCCTGCGTGCCGGAACCGTAAGGGTGAGTAATATAGAGCGCAGTTGCGCCTGCGGGAATTGGGATATAATCGGATGCGGCCTTCCCGGTTGAAGAAGTGGCGAGCGTGCCGTCATTCTTATTGACATAGCGGTCTGCTGTGATGGTTTCCTTGTTGAATAGGTTGACGGAAGGCGTGACGATGGTGTCAATGATGGTGTCTGTCGCGTTTTCCAATTCGGTCACTTCTTGGCCTAACTGCACGATTTCGTCCTTCAACCTTTTCCCTCCGGCTGCGGTATGTGCCTTCGTTGCATCGTCGGTCGTTTCGTTGTTCACCAGCTCGAAGGGGTAGTCCACCGACGAGCCGGTGTTGCCCTGCTCACCTTGCGGCCCCTGGATGCCCTGCGCCCCCCGTTCGCCCTGCGAACCCTGCGAGCCGTTCTTGATGTTGAAGTCTTGCTCGTTTCCGTCCGCCTGCTTGATGTGCAGCACGTTGATCCCGTCGTCCTCCGTGCTGGCTGTATAGGAGATTTCGGCGATAGCGCTTTCCGTCGCCGCCTCGGTTGCGTTGATGGCCGCCTCCACGATGGTGGAGAGGGTGGACATCGGCAGCTGCCATGCGGACAGCACCGCGCTCGTCACGGTGTCTTCGGTTGCGTTGGCTTCCTCGGTGGTTGCGACTATCTCGAAAAAGTCCGCGAGGTCGTATGCCTTCTTTCCCCCGTCTGCGCCAACCATAACGACTACGGCACGCATGATGCCGGTATAGACCTGCCTGTCGCCCGGATAGACGCAGTCGAGCCTCGTGTGGTCGTCGGCGTTGAGCTGCCAGGTGCAGGAGCCGGCGAAGGCTTCCTGCGCGTCGCAGTACATCGCCACGTTCAGGATCGTGCAGTTTGACAGGTCGAGGTATTCTACGCCGTCATCCACTGACAGCTGGAACGGTACATCGGTTCCAATTCGGTATTTGTTCATAGCTGTATCTTGTTTTAATGTGTTTTCGTTAAACTCCTACCATTTGGCTGGCGTAGGTAGACCAGATGTTTGCGGCTTGGTATGTTGCCAGCGACGCGTTGGGCACCTCAATGCGGCAGGTAGTCGGAGGCGCGAAGGCGTTTGCGTCTGCTATCGTCGGAGGCGTCGTCGGTTTGCAGTGGATAACCCGCAAGCTGGCACAGCTATTAATAGCGTTGCTTTGTATCGTAGTGACGCCCGAGGGGATGGTTATTTCCGACAAACAACTACAACTGCGATATGTAGACGTAAGCGTTGTAAGTTTCGGCGGCGCGTACCCGTGAACATCTTGCAGGCTGTAACAATAGGCGAACATAGCCCCGCTCCCGGAAGTCTGTGTAATCGTGGAACTGTCTTGGAACACCACCTCTTTCAGCGAATAGCAATAAGCGAATACGTTGCTACTTTTGGGGTCAACAATGGTACTTGGGACGTAGACTCGTATAAGCCCCCTACAATAATAGAACGCGCCATGCGACAAAACCGTAATGCGGCTCGTCCCGACTTCCGCCTGATATAGCGATGCTGTTATATTCGCCCGTCCGCTCAATGTCCCCATAACGCTGTAACTATTACTTGCCCCTCCGAGGTAGAACGTCCCGCTCGTCGGATGCAGGTCTATGCGGTACTTCCCCGTTGCGGCGTAGGTGTGTGTGAAGGTGGTGTAGGTCGTTACGCTTACGCTCTGCGCTGCGCTCCCGTCGCCCCAGTCAATCGTGCCTATCATGCGTATGCGCAGTTGTTGCTCCAGTTGGTAGGAGTCGCGTATATCCAGCCACAGGTGAGTATCACCGTTTTTAATCCAAGCGGGGAAAGAGATTTCATTGGTGCTTCCTCCCGTCGGGATGGAGGATATAAGCGCCGCGTACCCGTCCAGCAGCGTCGCCGAGGGTACGGTCACGCCCTTCCCCTCGATGGCGCTCTTGATGGACGCCTTCGCGCTTTGGAGCCTTGATATTTCCGTTGCGATGGACATCTTACAGCACTACCGCAAGGATGAAGGCCGCGATGACCGCGACGGTGAATATGATGGCCCAGCGCTTCGTGTTCTTCCGCGCTTCGGGGTTGCCCCCTCCGATGCTCCCGCCCTGCGGGTAGTCTTCCTTCATCTGCTCTTTGTCGTTCATAATCCTGGTTGTTTTGCTAATCTCTTGGTAGTGGTTCGTCTGGTACGGTTCCGCTCACGTCCTTCACCTGCGTAAACGAGGAGAACAGCGCGGAGCCGTTGTTTATTCCCGTCACCCTCACCCAAAGGGTGCCGGAGGTCGCGTCGTGTATGCCGGTCTGGTTTGCCAGTTCGCCGCTGTATGCGGACAGCAGGGTGCCGGTCGCCGACACGGGGATGGATGCGTTGGTATATGAGTTCGTCGCGATTATCGTGGTAGAACCCGCAACATCCTCGGCGCTCGTCGCATAGACGAGCTCCACTTTCAGGATGGGCACCGTTACGGCTGCGGTGGTGGTGTTCTGCCCGTAAATCGTGTACGTCACCTTGCGCCGCTCCGTGAGGGTGCCGGAAGTCTTCCTGCTCGCGTACTGACACCACGCGCTGTACGTAGTGGATATGACGTTGAAGGTGATTTCCGCGATGGTCGGGTCGGTCACGGGCAGGGCGTAATAGTAGAGCGGGTTGCTTACGCTCGTCGCTTCCTGCCACCAGCTCGTATGGCACTGGTTGCACAGGAGGACGTAGGCTTCGTACGTGCCCGCGCCGTTGAATATGGTGCTGTCGGTGGGTACGGTGATGGTCTGCCAGCCCGTCACGGTGGGGTCGCTCACGCCTGCGCCGATGTTCTGCGCACTCGTTACCACGTAGGTGTGCGAGCTGTCCACCACCACGGCGAGGGCGAAGTAATAGTTCGTGAGGCTCCCCATCTCCGCGAGCCCGATGCCGAAATCGCTGCCGGTCGTGATCGCGTAGACGTTGATGGCTGCCTGAGAGCTCTGCCCGAGGTAGTATTTATATGTCGCCAGCTGGCCCGTGTCGCTGCCTGCGTAGAAGCCGCGGCAGGGAGCCACGCCCACGCTCTTGTACCCGATGGTCGTGGAAGGCACGCCGCCCGATGCCACCTGCACGAAGTCAAGGGCGCGGAAGTGCGAGGAAGGGCGCGTGTATTCCCACGCATACGCCGGCATTATGCACCTCCCCGCCTGCTGGAAGCGTGTGGCGGACAGGCCGTAGTTCTCCAGCCTCCGGCCCGCCTCCGACACATACCCGATGTTGTGGTGCTCGATGGGCTTGTACCTCGCCCACTTATCAATAGAAGGTGAGGTGCAGAGCGTGCCGAGGTCAAGCGATATCGTCCCCAGCGCGGTGGCGATGTCGCCCAGGCTCAAAGGTGCCGTCAGTATGCCGTTCGCGTAGCCCATTATATCGCCGCTAAAAGGGTTTCAATATCGCCGATGGCGGCGTAAATCACTTTGTTCTGCACGGGGTTCGTGGAAGTCGACGAGAGGGCCGTGTCTACGGTTATGGTACCGCCGCCCTCGCCGCCCGTCGAAAGTCCGCCAGCGCTGACGTATCCGTCGGAGTAGATGCCTTTTATCAGGCTGCCGTCCGAGAGCGTGTCCTTCACGTGTACGGCGTAGCCGCCGCTGACCGCAACCAGCTCGAACAGGCTGTCCGTGTTCTCCCACACCTCCGAGGTGGCGTTGTATTTCAGCAGCTGCCCTGCGGCGAGGGTGCCGAGCGCCACGTCCGAGAGCTGTGCGAGCCTCCTGGCTCCACCGCCGCCCCCGCCTGCTATCGCCGCAGCCGTCCCGCCGGAGTAGCCGCCCTGCGTCCCGCTGGTGTTCCCTGCTGCTCCCTCGTTCACCACGTAGTCGGGGTCGGGGTTCGCCCCCCAGGTTTCGAGGTATTCCACGAAGGTGTGGAACATCGCGCCCTGCATCCGGCCCGTCGTGAGGTCGAGCGTCCCGCCGACAAGGAGGAACCGCGCCATCGCGCCCGTCCCGCCCTTCTCGCGGTAGCCGTACACCGTCCCGAAGGGGAACATCCCGCGCCCCTCCGGGATGCAGTCGCCCTCCAGCACCTCCATGCCCGTGAAGTGGTAGCAAAGGAGCGAGAGGTGCATCTGCACGGGGAAGGGGAGGGCGGCGCTCTGGTCGCTCCACTGCGCGTCGTAGCCCCACGGCACCGGCACGCCGCTCTCGTAGCGGTACAGGACGTTCTCGTAGGTGTAGTTATCCACGCAGCCCCTGTCCAGCGACAGCGCCCCGATGTCCGGGGTGCGGTCGAGGGTTACGTTGTATTTCTCGTCGTTCACGGTGGTGACGCGGTTCCCGCCCACCAGCGCGGAGGTGTTGTGCACCTCGATGCCGTAGACGCAGGCGTACACGCCGCGCTTCGTTCCGAGGGCCTGCGTGTTCACCGCTCCGAAGTAGATTTTATCGAACACCACGCGCACCGTGCCGAAGCCTTCCAGCGTCCCGTCGTCCTCTATCTCCACGTCCAGCTTCGGGGCGAAGTCCGTGACGGTGTTCCCGTCCTGGTAGTACGCCGTGAACGGCTTGTCCGGGCGGGTGCTGCTCCATCCTTCCTCAGTCCAATAGTGCGTCGTGCTTCCGACGGTCGCCTCCACGCGGTACTTCACCGTGCGCAGCACCCAGTTCGTCATCTCCACCAGCGTCGTGCTGCTCTGCGACGGGTCGTCGAGCGTCGCCGCGTAGGGCCGCAGGTTAAAGACGAAATGCAGGCTGCGGTGCCGGCATCCGAAGGCGTAGCTCTGCCCCGTGGTTATGTACGGGTCGGTGTTGCCCGCCGACGGTGCGCTGTTCGCCGCGTTCGCGGTCAGGAAGGCCGCACGGTGGACGTAGTAGATGAAATCCTCGCTGCCCGAATAGCTGCTCCCGAAGGCGTCGGGCTTGAGGAAGCCTTTGCCGTAGCTGCCGTCCGCCCAGCCCGTCGTGCCGCCCGTCAGCGTGAACGCGGGCGCGGCCTGCACCGTGCCGGATGTGCCGAGCGCGATGTAGAAGTTGTAATTGCTCGCCCGTGTCAGTCCGTCCAGCCCTTTGAGCGGGTCGTATACCTGCGTGTCGTTCGTTTCGTAGGCAAGGTTCTCGACTATCTGCTTATATGCGGGATCTATGCTCCTTGTCCCCCCGTTCAGGAAGGTGAGCACCAGCTGCCCCTGTATGAGCGACGTGCCGCCCTGGAGCGTGAGGTTGCGGAGCGGCCCGCACCAATAGGCGCCGCCGCCCACGAAGCGCAGCACCATGCCGAGGTCGCCCAGCACCTGCTCCAGCACCGCGCCCCAGTCCTTGCCCTCGAACTGCGATACGTTCAGCATCGCGTCCCACAGGCCCGTGCCCCCGGCGGTCAGCGCCGCCGCGCTCCCTTCCGCGCTCTTGGAGTATTTCAGAGTCATCGGGAACGTTATTTTCTGCATCGCTCCCGTCACTATCGCTTCCACGCTCGCCAGCCCGTCGGCGTTCCCCGCGAGGTCGAAGGGGAAGTCCTGGAGGTGCCCGATGTTGTCGCGCACCGTCACCGCCACGTCCGTGTCGGCTGCCAGCCCTTCGCTCCAGCTGTCCGGGGTTATGTACCCCGCCCAGAGCAGGGCGTAGCTCCCGCCTGCGGGCTTGCGCTCCACCGTCACATAGTACAGCGTCGCGTCGGGGGTGTAGAACTCCCGCCAGCCGCCGTGCTTCCGTCCCTCGCCGTCCGTGCCGCGTTCCTCGTCGTCAAGGAGCACGAAGGAGAGGGATGTCTTCACGATGGGCGCGGCCACGTCTTCGCCGTTCCCCTGCACCTCCAGCCGCAGGGCGCGGAGCGCTGCCATCTCCGTGCTGCCGCCCGTGTAGCCGCGCTGGTAGATACGCAGGCGCACCTCCGTGCCGTCGAGGTCGGTGTGCGTGTGGTAGTATTTCACCCTGCCGAAAGTGGAGGGGTTGATGTACGTTGCGTTTGTCATCGGCTCCAGCTGTTAAGCGTCCGCTGTCCCGAAAGGACTATATCGCTGCCTTTCAGTTTCCCGTCTATGTGTATCGTGAGTTCGGTCTGGATCGTGTTCGCGCCTGCGCCCGTGCTTCCGCCTGCGTAGGTGCTGGTCGACGCGTTGGCGTTCCCCGTCCCTCCGGCGAGGGCTTTCAGCCCGCTTTTTGCCGCCGCGCCTATCGCTACGAGCGCCGCGCCTGCGGCTATCGCTGCGCCTGCCATCTCCGGGCCGGGGTGCATCAGGCTCGTGAACAACGCGCTCTCCGCCACGCCCGCCGCCATGATGAGCTTGCCCATCTGCGTAACCATATCCGCAAGGGGCGAAAGGAGCGCGGCTACCATCTTTCCCCCGTCCATATCCTCCAGGCCGAACAGCGCGTCGGTCAGCGTCTGCACGCTGTCCACGAACCCCTCCGACACCGCCTCGCTGAACTCTTTTGCGAGGTCGGACAGCACCTGCGTGAGGTCTACCATCCCGTCGGTGAGCGTCTGCTCAAACTCCGAGAAGAAGGCGTCCCACTGCGCGTCAATGCCCTCGCCCAGCTCCCCGAACGCTTCCTCCGTGTCTTTCTTTATACCGTCCGTCACCTCGCCCCAGAAGCGGCGGTGCGCTTCCTCCCGCGCTTCCACTTGCGAGAGGATGCGGTCTACGTCCGCAAGGGCGGGCAGGATGTCGGCGGGGTCGACCGCCTCGACGCTCTTTCCCGTCTGCGCTATCGCGTTGTTCAGGGTGTTGAATATCCGGCGGTTTTCTTCCTCGAAGGCGGAGCCCTTCTCCATCGCGGTGACGTATACGTCGGTGAGCTTCCCGTTTATCGTGTCGCCGTAGGCCTGGTATTGCCTGTCAATCGCCGCGAATACGGGGTCGTTCTTTATGTCGGGCGTCAGCTTCGCTCCACGGCGCAGGTATTCCTCCAGCTTTGCGCGGTTCTCGCCCGTGTTGCCGAGGCCGGAAGGCGCGAGCCAGTTCCCCTCCATCTTGCGCTTGTAATCCTCGTACGCCCTTGCTTCTTCTTCGTACAGCGGCTTGACGTTTGCGAGGTATTTCCGGGCGGCGTCTGCGCGTTGTTCGTAGGTCTTGTTCTGGTCTTGCATCGCTATACGCAGCGACGCGTTCTCCTTCTCCATATCCGCCCTGCGGAGCTTTATGGAGTTCAGGATTTCGAACATCGCGTCCTCGCCCTGCGCGAGTGCCTGCCCGCCCTTGTACGCGCCGCGCACCTTGTCCCAGAAGCCGTCCCAGTCCCAGTTCAGCAGGGAGCTTGTAAAGGTGTTCCAGACGCCCTTCATGCCGCCGACCATCCCGCGCCACTTGTCCCCGAACTTGTTGCTCTCGATGAGCATCTTGCCGAAGGCGGCCACGGCTGCGGCGGCGATGCTGGCAAGGGCTGCGACGCCCACGCCCTTGATGGCGGAGAACGCCTTTTTCAGGCCGCTGGTCTTGCTGACGGCCTGGTCTAACCCCTTGCTATAATCCTCGGACTTGAGGCCGAGTTTCACCCAAAGATCGCCTAACTTGCTCATCGTATCTTAACTTTCCGGCTGTTGCCGCTTTTCGTTGATCTCCCTAAAAATCGCGTTCAGTATCCTCGCTTCTTCCTCGCTCACCCGTATATCTTCCACGCGCACCTCCTTCGGTGCCGGCTCCCACGGGAACCGCATGAACGCCTGCGGTGTCTTCGGTTTGTGCTGCGGCTTGATGTTCGGCGACAGCATCATGTTCTGCCACGCCATCCACCGCGTCCGCTCCCACTCCCTGTGCTGCGCCTCGCTCCACGCCCTCTGCATCTCCCGTATCTCCCGTGCGGTGGCGAGGCCCGCCGCCCGTTCCGTCATCCTCATTTCCCCCAGCAGAAAAGCCTCCGTCTGCGGCCATTCTTCGCCGAGTCTTTTTTTTTACCGCTTTTTTCGCCCTCTGCGGCGTTTATAGCATCGGCGTGGGGGTTTTCCCCTTCCGCACCCTTCGCGCCCGTCAGGGCCGCGTTCAGCGGCTTTCCCGTCAGCGCTTCCACGCACTGCGCCATCACCTTCGCAAAGTCACGCGGGTGGGTGGTCGCCCATTCGTGGAAGTCCCCGCGCCTGAAGGGTGCGTCCCCTTCGTGCCCATCCAGCTCCCAAGCGTTCAGCGCGGCGAAGTAGAACACGTCCGCATAGAGCGAGAGGGTGGCGCGGAGCCTGTCGTCCTCCGGCGCGTCGTCGGAGGGCAGGTCGAGCGTCGCCCCCGCCGTCCCGCGGTAGCTGTAAAGATGAGGGGTGAAAAGCATATCCACCTCCACCCCTGCATCCAGTCTGATTGTGCGCCTTGCCCGCGTCATCGTCCTACGATATTGTCGGGTAGTGCGTTACCGCGCCGTCGGCGGTCAGCGATATGGTACGGGTGCTCACGCTGCCGTTGTCGTTGGTGTCGCTCACGCTGTTCACCACCGCCATGAAAGCGTCGCCCTCGGAGGGGGCGTTGTTTTCCAACGTGCCGATGAATATCGCCACTTTCTGGTCGTTATGCAGTCCGGCGAGTACGGCCTGCTGCTGCGCGTTGCTATTGTCTACAAAGACGGTCACCTCTGCGGTTGCGCCCTTCACGCCGGGGATGAACTTCTGCCAAGTGGTACTCTTGTCGCTCACCTCCACCTGGTTGGCGTTGATGGTGAGGGTGTTGTTCTGCTCCCCGGTCAGCCATGTGTAGGTGGTGCTGCTTCCGCTCGTCGCTCCGATGTAAGCCTTGCGCGAATTTCCAAGTGTTGCTGCCATAGTTAGTCGTTATTTTGATTTAAGTTGTTTTCAGTTTCGGTTTCGGGTTCGTCGTACCGCTGCACGTAAATATCCACCGATTGCAGGAGGCGGTATATGATGTTCGCCGTGTCGCTGCTTTCGGTGAGGTCTTGCAGCTGCTGCGGCACGATCCCCACCAGCTCGAACCCCTCCGGGGCTACCGCCAGCTGCCCGGCGGCGAGCCTGTCGAGGTTCTCTTGCAGGAGCGCGTTGCACTCGTTCATGCTCTTGGCGGAGATGCTTTCCACCGTGCAGGAAAGGCGGCGGAGGTTGCCCCCCTTGTCCAGCCTCTCGCTCTCGGTGACGGTATGCACTCCCACACGCGGGTAGCCTGCGCCCTGCCCTACGTACACGCCCGCCCTTGCGAACAGGCTCTGCAAGGCGGTCACGACGGCTTTGTATGCACTTGTAAAAATGCTCATATCTTGTCCCTCGTAACTTTGTTTACCGCGTTCTGCAAGGCCCGGAGGATGTACCCCTTCCGCTTCTCAAGCGCCGGCTTGAAGAAGGGGTGCGGCTCCGTTCCCTGCCTCGCAATCTTGCGGGCGATAAGGAAGGCAACCGTATTGAGCTCCTTCCCGTAAGGCATCCGCAGCTTCTTGTGTACCCACTGCGCTATATCCGTAGCGTTCTTCGGGTTGTCCCTGTCGACGCCCACGGGCGGGAACTTCCCGGCCCTGCGCCCGTTCTCCACAAATTCGGCGTAGCCGCTCTTGTTCTCCGTCCCGAAGAAGCCCACGGACACTTCCTGCCTGCTCAAATTCTTCTCCGACTTCCCGCTCTGCGCGAGCAGGCCCGTGTTCCATATCCGCTTCTGCCGGATGTTCGACACGGCCTCGGAAATGATGTTCCAGCCCTCCGCCTGGAGCGCGTCCACGGCGGCGGTACGGACTTTCGCGTCGGCCCTGCGCAGCTGCCTGCACACGTAGTCGATGCCTTCCACCTGTATCGCGCCCTGGCTCATACCGTCGGATTGTCTATCTGGTACCACCCCGACACCCTCACGACACGCCCGCGTTCGTCCACGATCTCCGGCGTGGGGAAGTGGATGTCACGGCCTTTCCAGCGTATGCCGTTGAAGGCGTAGGACGGGAGCCGGAACTCCAGGTCCACGCCCACCACGTCCGCCTGCTGGAAGGTCAGCATCGTCTTCGTCGCGCTCATCTGCCGCACTTCCGCGTACACCGTCCCCACCACCTGCGCGGCACCGAGGGCCGCGTGGCCGAACGTGTCGGCCCCGCTGGTCGCTTCGGTATACGTCAGCGTGATGCGTTCGTTGTAGCGGCGTGCGCCGCGTGTGCTGAACAGGGGCATAGTCGTCAAAGGGCTTCGTTGAGTATCGCATTCAGTTCGTCCGTGCCGAGCCCGTCGTAGAGGGCGGTGGCGTAACGGTACACCAC